CCCGTATACGTCACCACATCAAAGAACTTCGGCTGCTCTCTGAAGGTCCATGAGGCGTAGTTATCAAGACTGCTGTTGTTATTCCCGGCAGAGCCAAGTGTAAAACCGTTGTTGTTTAGGGTAACTTGTGTCGCCGTAGTCATGGCTGTTTGAGCACCAGTACTGGAACTAGAAAGCCAAAAGTTACCCCGAGCACTATCAACCAAAAACGGAACAAGTGTCCCACTGTTGTTTGTACGACCCTTCAACCAAACCAACCCACCCTTACCCGCCAGATCAATACCGTTGTTGATGGTCTGTGTCGTACCAGTGCCTGTGTACAACCAAGTGCTGAAACATGACTCTATATAATTAGGCTCAGCAGGTACTCCTCCTCCAAAGGCATCATACGAAGCCGCGCCACTTGTAGCTTGTAATGGCATACTTATTCCTTGTGTTTACAGTTGTCAAAATGCCAGCGTTTAGCAGTATTGACAGCAACTTGTTGTTTACAATAAGGACACTCAACCTTAGGTTTAGATATTCCTTTTCGTTGAGCACTCATTTTAGCTTTTGCTTCATCAGTATGTACTCGACCTTTCATACTACTAGGCCTACCTTTTAAAGCCTCAGAAATTTTACGTTTAGTTTCTTCTGATGGTCGATAGTTTAAATCCGCTCTAGCTTTAGCAATATTTTCCCTGCCTTGTTCAGATTTAGGTTTACGCATCTTTTGACGATGCTCTTCTGTAAACACCCGACCTGTAAACTTTTCACGCATCCTCTGCTTGTATTCTTCAGTATGTTTGTACCCTTTAGCACCATCACCACCGTCAGTCATGTTGGTCAAAGGTATGCCTAAATCACGTATCTCTGCAATTAACAAACACTCAAAGTCAAGAGCTTGTTCATCTGAAACATTCTCTTCAACTTTCTTAATAATAGGTAAAAGGCCGAGGGAAAGTAACTTACGAATTTTACCTAGCTTTAAAGACTTTCGTTTAGTGTAGTATTTAGCTTCACTAACATGAAAGTCACAGCGATTCCCATGACCCTTACCTACATAAAAAGGCAGATTATTACGGGGGTCTATCAACAGATAAACATATGCATTATTCATTAGGCTTTAAATTGTGTAACTGATGCAAGAACAGTATATGTCGCACTACCTGTTTTAACAATTAAGTACCTATAACTGTCGATGCCGCTTGCGTTACCCGCAGTAGGCGCACCGCCCAACCAACGTGTGGTCACGCCAGAGGTTGTACCATCCACTTGCACAGCAGAGTTGTAGTAAGCAGTTGAGCCTTGAGTGACCAAGAACGCCACAGTCACCGACTGACCTGTGGACAGTGCAGTGTTCAGCGATGTGCCGCTAGAGGCTCGAAAGTTCACCGTCCAGTTGGCTGATGCGTTGGAGGTGTAGAACAGCACCGACTGTGTGGTGATGTCATAAGGAATAGTTCCAGTGGCTGCTGTGGCTGAGACGGTAGCAACTTCAGCAGCATCATTCAACACCATAGCCAAGGAACTAGAAGTACCACTAAAGGTCTTAGTGCCTGTAATGGTCTGAGCAGTATTAGTACTGACCACATCTGTCAGTGTGTTGCTACCAAAAGCAATAGTCTTGTTGGTCAGAGTCTCAGTGCCTGCTAAAGTAGCAAAGCTGCCTGCAGTCAGAGTAGCCTGTGTCCAAGCTGAACCATTCCACACCCACAGATTACTGCTGGTAGAGTTCCAATACAGAGCACCTGTCAACAGTGCATTACCATCGTTATCGACAGTAGGAGCAGAAGCTTTAGGGCCTAAGTAACGATCATCAAAGCTATCGAAGCTAGCAGCAGCACTAGAGGCACTAGCAGCAGCGGCATCAGCACTTGTAGAAGCTGCACTCGCTGAGTTCGCTGCATTGGTAGCCGAGGCAGCAGCAGCCGATGCTGAAGCAGCAGCAGAAGTAGCAGAGCCTAGGATACCATCGACATACAACTTGGTAGTAGCATCAGCGTTATCAGTAGGAGTACCTAAGCCTGTGATCTTATTGCTACCCATTGCGATAGCACCAGACATAGTGCCACCTGCCAAGTTAAGCTTTAAGGCATCTGCTGTATCGACATAAGTTTTAGTTGTAGCGTCAGTACCTGCTGTAGGTGTACCAAGACCTGTGATCTTGTTATTACCCATAGCCAGAGCACCTGTCATGCTGTCACCAGCTTTAGATACTTTGGTGGCAATAGAGGCTGTCAGTGTTGCTGCTAAGTTAGCATCATCATTCAGAGCATCAGCAATCTCACCCAAAGTGTCCAGAGTAGACGGAGCAGTACCAACTAAGTTGCTGATAGCTGTATCGACATAGCTCTTGTTAGCTGCATCACTGTTATTGACAGGAGTAGGCAAACCAGTAATGGTAGCAGTAGTACCAGCATCCATGTCCAACGAACCACTGATAGTCACGTTGTTGAATGTAGAGGAACCGCTAGTGGCTGTTACGTTACCTGTCAAGTTACCTGTGACGTTGCCAGTGACGTTACCTGTCACGTTACCAGTTACGTTACCTGTCACAGCACCTGTCAGAGGGCCAGAGAAGCCTGTAGTAGCAGTAACAACTGTACCTGTAACGGTATTAGCTGTGGTAGCACCGATAGGTGTATTGTTGATTGTACCACCTGTCTGAGCAACACCTGCAACTGTACCGCCAGTGATGGCTACAGCATTAGCTTCTTGATTACCCAATGAACCTACAACCTTGACAACAGTAGCACTATTGTCCTTGGTGTATAACTTCTTATCTGTGACGTTGACAGCCAACTCACCTTTAACTAAGTCACCAGCTAAAGGTACAGCAGAGGCTGTGCTACTATTCTTTGTAATGATTGTTGCGGACATTTAAGCTCCAGAGCGAGAGTTGTACCATTGTTGTAAAGGTGTTACCACATCACGAGGTGTCTGAGGTAAGTAGGAGTTGTAATACTGCTGCAACTGCTGATAATAGTCAGGAGTGTATTCAGGCATGCCTTGAGTAGGTGTTTGCATAGGAGCATTAGAGCCTCCTGTAGCTGCCCTAACAGCACCAGTTGTGCCTGCTAATGTCACACCTGCTTTGACTAAGTTAGAAATCTGACCGGGAGTTAAACCAGCGCCAGCGGCAGTGCCAGCGGTAGCGCCAGCATTTGTCATTACGTTAGCGGCGGTAGTTGTGCTAGTAGCAGGAGGAGCATTACTTAACAAACCACCTGCTCCGGGAAGGACAGAAGTGGGGTATGTCTGAGCCATGTTGACATCATAGATGTTGTTACCGAAGCTGTTAGCTAAGTTGGTAGCAAGATCAGTCTGTGTCAGATTAGGATTGAAGGCTAACTGTTGAGAGACATCAGCAGCAATCAAAGGATCAACACCAGAAGCAATCAGGTTCTGTTCGATAGCAGCAAAGTTATTGCCTAATTGACCACGTAACTGAAGTGCATCAGCAGCTAAGAAGTCAGCACTAGAGCCTGTCTGAGACATCAAGCCTGTGTTGGTACTGAGGTTTTGTAACTGCTGTGTCATCATATTGACATCTAAGCCGTTAACAGCCATAGAAGCAGCAAGGCTAGCAGCAGGGCCAGAGGCATAACCAGAAGCACCTAATACCTGAGCAATAGTAGCTTCGTTAAAGCCTTGAGCAGCTAACTGAGCAGCATCAGCAGCTAAGAAGCTAGCGTCTGTCTGTGGGCCTAATCCGGGAGCTACATTGTTAGCACCTTGGAAGTAACCACCAGCGCCGCCTAACAAAGCACCTTGTAAGATATTGCCATCGGTCAGAGCAGCAGCACCACCGCCTGCAATAGCACCGCCGATAGCACCTTGAGTAGCAGCAGCTAAGCCGGGAGCTACTGTAGCACCAATCAAAGGAGCACCAACAGCAGTTAAAGCGAATGCAGCAGCAGGCTTCAGTGTATTCTCACGGAAATTCATCCAGCTACTTTGACGATCACTGGTGAAAGGAATTACTGTACCATCAGCAGCAAAGACTAAGTTATAATCAATGTCTAAACCACGCTGACCTCGACCTAAGAGTTCTGGTCGTGGGAGAGGCTGTCCTGTAGCTTTGTTAATAGTTACTTGTTGTGGAGGCCCTTCCATTGAAGGGTCTTCGATAGTCACTTGACCTAACTGACTTAACGAACTAATACCATTCTCAGCTAAACGTAAAGCAAAGTCAGCAGCGGCTGCTTGAGTAGAGGCTGTATTACCTTTAGCCCAGAACTGTGACGAGCCTTTGTTCTGTTGGTCTATAATCTCACCGAACAGCCGTGCAGTGTTACTAGCCAGTGTAGGGTCTTGAGTTGCAAGACGTTGAACCTGCTCACCTAAGTCACCACCTGTCTTCAGAGCCTTAACATAGTCGTTGTAGTTCCATGTGTTTGCTGTAGACGAAGCAGCAGCAGCAGGAGCAACAGGTAATGCATTACTAGTAACCGCAGCTACACGAGCAGCTACTTGACTCTCAGGGATTCCTGTAACAGCAGCCATCTGAGCAGGTGATACATTGAATTGAGCCATTGTTTGAGCGATCTGAGCATCACTTAAACCGGGATTAGCCGCTAAGTAAGAAGCTACTTGTTCGTTAGTTACAGCCATTTTAGTTTAACCTTTGTTACGATGTAATTCAAATGTATTAATCACATTCATTGTTGATCCTGCTTCAGTCTGTAACCGAACTTGATCACCTTCTTCTAACACAATATAAGAACCATCAATCTTGATAAACTGAGTATGGGTTAAAGTATAATTATCTAACACAAAATACTCAGTGTTTGTACTGGCATCATACCAAATAATGTCAATGTGTTTATTGTTGCCTGAGTGGTTAACAGCATATGCAAGGTTCCACATAGCATAGTAGCCCACAGGAACCGTGTAAACTGTAGTCTTAGTCGCTGTGGTTAGTGTCGTTCCTACCGATACTGGTCTCATCTTGTTTTACCTTCTTAGTAGTAGTTTTAACAGGAGTCTCTTCACGAACTTCGGTATACTCGGGATGTTTCCGCATAGTCTGAATGTCATGTTCCAAGGGAAACTCGAACACATTACCTGAATGATTGCACTTAAATTTAGCCATATATTACCTTTCTTATATACTTTACTAGAGAAACATAAAAAGCATATGAAAAAGGCTCCCCACCTTTTAAGTGGGGAACCGATTTATTGCTTAAAACAATTACGCAGGCACTGCCAAGGCAACAGCAGCGTTGTCACGCAGTTCACCAACGCCGAACAGAACGTCAGCAGTGAACAGGTTAGCCAACCACTCTTGCTTGTACTGAGTCTGAGTACGAACACCCATCTGCTCAACCAGAACACCGTAGTCCTTGTGAGCCAACAAGCACACGCGAGTAGCGGTAGTACCAGAAGTTGTATCAGCGTTGCTGGTCACGAAGACGGGGATACCGTACACGTTACCAATTTCACCGTTACGGATGGTGTTAGAAGCACCAGTCTCGCCCACGAAGGCTTGCTCAGTGAAACGAGCGATACCCATCAAGGTGTTGCGAGTAGAAGGAGGCACCAACAAGAAGCGACCGTCCATAGGAACGTCAGCATCGTCCAAACGCTGAATGGCGCGGCGGATAGCAGCATCAGTCAGAGCACCGGAACCAGTGTTAGCACCAGCGTTGTAAGCAGTAGTACCGTCAGCACCAGAGAAAGCACCAGCGTAAGCAGCGTTAGCGGCGTTACCACCGTTAACACCACGACCCAAGCGGATGATGCTGGTGTCAACTTGCAAGCCGAGAGCGTAACCAGCGTCATCAGTGTAGAACTGACGCAGCGAGGTCAATGCTTGGGCTTCCACGATGTCTTCGATCAGACGCGAGTATTCCCAGTGCTGGTTGATGTTGATGACGCGCTCACCTTCAGTGGCGGCAATCAGGTTAACTTGAGTAGATGCAGCCTTAGCAGAAGCAGAACCACGGGTAGGTGCAGGAATGTGAACGGTGTCACCTTTCTTGCCCTTGAAGCTCATCTTCTTGATCAGGTTTGCAGCGACCAAGCTTTTCTTGTAAGCAGCTACGATTTCGTCAGACCAGACTTCTGGAATAAACGTTGCTGCGGTTGATACGGTTACGTTATCTGTACCTAAAGGCATTTTAAATTCTCCTAAGAATTAATTAATTTGAAAGTTTGTTTAATTATTTGACACGACCCTCCGAGTATGCTGCCATGATTTCAGGTTGCATGGCTTCATAACGGTTTGGATCAGTCATTCGTAGCCGGATAAGGTCGGCACGGCGATATACTTTCTTTGAAGATTCACCAGTTCCACCAACGTCAACAGCGGCTGCTTTCAGGTTCTGCTTGCGTACAGAGTTGCCTGCTTCAGTTGTTTGTACTGTCTTAGATGTGCGAATCTGTTTGAATGTAGAAATCAGTTCATCTGCTGCAGTGAAATCGTATTGAGCATCTGCCATTGCGTATAAATTGAGACGCAAAGGAGAGCCTTTTACCCATTCAATGAACTCACCATCACGTACAATGTCAGCAAAATCAGGATGCTTCTTAGCGAGCATAGATTGTGTCTGCATTTGCTTAAACTGCTGTGAGGCTTGTTTAGCTGCTAAAACATCGGGATGATTAGCAACAGCTTTTTGAACCGCTAACTTGGGGTCTTCAAAGAAGTCAATCTCAGTTTCTTCTTTGGCGGGTGCATTTGTCTGTGTCTGAGAGAGTTTTTGTTTCAGGAGTTCATCAGCTAACCTACGTACTTCCCCAACTTCCTGAGCTTGCCTACCAATGAGCTTTTCAGCCTCTTGGTGCATACGCACAATTTCCTCTAGATTCTTGCCCTTATATTTATCGGGAATCTCAGCGGCCTGTTGTACAGGAGTCTCAGTGGTTTGAGTAGCTTGTTCAGCTTTGAAGTCTTCAGCGTCAATTTCGCTACCTAGATTCATTTCCTCATTTTCAATTAATGCCATACCTAACCTTTCCTTGCTCCGTGGAGTTCTAAGGATTAACACAGCTTGCGCTGCAATAAATTTAAAATAGATTCAGAGTTGTGCCAACATTACTCAGCGTTCTGTTTCTGCTCTTTTGTGAGCCTTTCGGCCCGTACCTTTGCCCACCTTTCATAAGCGTCAGGGAAGGCTCCAGTGAAACCCTCTAACTTAATCTGCGGTGTTGCTAAGGCTTTGACAGCTTCCTTACCACATACAGGGCATACAATGCTCTGCTCACTGTCATCTCTTAACGCTTCGGTTACGTGTCCATCATCACACAAGAAATCATTAAGAATCTTCATTCTGTAACTCCTCGTATACTTGTTCGCACGTTTCCTTACGTTTTAAAATCAAGTCCAATATGTCAATCTGGCCTTTGCGGAAGAATAAGTCTTGTGTGTCCGTGACCAATGATAAATTATTTAAACTATCTTTTAACTTGTTGAGGTCTTCCAGCAGGTCAGTCCACCCTTGAGTAGCCATCATGCTGAAAGAATCCTCGTAATATTTCTGTAAATTAGGAGCCAATCTGGTTATTCCTTTCGTTTGTAACAATAATGACTATATTATACCACAAAAAGTACAATTTGTCAACTATTATTTACATTCTTTGTTGTTTATTTAGCATTTGTAGCGTAGCGATACGCTCGTTGCTCTGAATATCCTCTTGTTTGAGCATCAATTCAGTCATCTGAACCCTGCGTTGGAAGTCTTTGGACTCATCGTCCTCATCCAAGTTGGTAGACAAGGCTGAAACAACCTTAGCTTGAGCCAACTGAGGAGTGACTTGAGCTTCAACCATAGCTTTCTGAGCATCTGCCTGAGATTTCTGAGCTTTAGCCTGCAAATCAGCAATCTGAGCCTGTAACAGCTCCATTTGCATCTGTTGCTGCTGCATTTGAGCCTGCTGAGCCTCAGGATTAGGCTGACTCATTTGATCCAAGGTCTGGATGAGTTCACCACGGTTAGTCAAGGAGCTGTTTTGCAAGATACCTTTGAGGATCAGAGGCAAGACAGGAGTGTTAGGGCCTAAGGTCTGTAACAAACCAATCAACTGCTGCTGTTCAAACTCACGAGCCAAGATACCCAAGGTAGCTGTAGGAATGAAATTCATGTCCACAGTAGGGTAACGCTCACTATCAAACTGCATATAACGATAAGCAGCCTTATAGATGAAAGGCATCATGAAGTCTTCTTGGAAGTTCGTCAAGGTACGCTTGTACTTCTTGATGATACCTGCCATAGCCATAGACATACCACCTGCGGTAGCGTCACGAGGCACATTAGAAGGCATACCAGCACTGTCAACAGTACCTGTAGCTTGCAAGAGCATACGTTCAAAGTTCTGTGCTGCTGCGGCTGCGTTGCCATCAGTCTGACCGAACTTGAAGGGATACAAGATTTCACTTGGAGAGCCATTAGTAAGGATAGCCTTTCCGGGCTTAATCTCGAACTTGGCACCACGAGGAAGCCTTGTGGCATCCATAGCGATCATAGGTGCTGTGGTCAGGGCTAAGGAGTCCATGTGAGCACGAAGCTGACCATCAATGGCCTTCTGCATGTTGTAGGCCTTCTCCACTGTGCCACGACCCCAGAAGCGACCGGGAACTGTATCGTCTTGGTAGGCGACAACAGGACGATCCTTCATCATGTAGGGGTTGACTTCAGCCTTGAGCAGCATACCATCGTTGGCAATAACCACGATAGCTTCAACCATGTTGGAGTAGTCTTGGGCCTGTGAGTCCGCAGGGAAGATGTCCTCATACTCTTCACTCTCAACTTCTTCCAAGTATTCACGAGGAACTAAGCCGTAGTAAGTAACCAGCTTAACCTTATCATCTTGGTATTGAGTAATGTCTTGAGTAGGCTCTAAATCAGGATCATCGAAGGATGAACCAATGTTAACCTTCTTGTAGATACCAGCTTCGATACCTTCAACAACCTTGTGCAAGGAGACATACTTCTCAACGGCGACACCCATAGCATCCTCAATGGAGTCAGAATTGGGGTCAATCAAAAAGTTCTTAGGGTTAACAGGCTTGATCTTAACTGCTACTCGCTCAGTCTCTTCAACACCGATAGCTGCTGCGTTAGCGATACCGGGGATAGCCTGCGTAGCTGGAGCATACTGTTTCTCGGACTTGACGATAATCTCAGCGATACCTGTACCGTAGATTTCAGCCATCAGTTCGATCTGGTCAATAGACTTCTTGATCTTATCTTTCTTGAAGTCTTCCATCAACTGCAGCTTGAGAGCTTCTACGTCAAGGCTGTTACCGTTAACGTCCTTGATGTCATCCTCAATGTCAAAGAATTCACCTTGACCAAAGATAGCTTCCATGATCTCAGCGTGACGGGTCTCTACAGCCTGCTGTGTGGCAGGGGAGATAATACGGCTACGCTCAGAGTCACGAGTCTTGTCCTGAGTGTCCCACACACCACGGAAGATACGCTCGTACTCAAGCCATAAATCCATGTAGTTGGCATCACGGTAGTCACGCCAGCGTGTAATGTGCTCAGTCACCCAAGAGGTAAGCTTCTTCTCTTCCTCTGTAGGCTCATCGAAGGGCGAGTCGCCCGGAAATTGACTGTCGTTATAGTTTTCTTCAGACATACCGGTTATTCTTTCTTAAGTTTTCTGTAGCAGGAATAATTTGTAAATTCCAAGGAACATGTAGTCCACTAACATTCTCACCTTGTAAAGGCACAATATGATCTACATGCCATTCTTGCGTACTGTTGGTTGAGCGCATAACAGCCACTTGATATAGGCATTGCATTTTTAAAAGATCAAAATCTGTTAACCACAAAGGAGTACGCTGTAGTTTAGAAGCTTGATACCTACGTGTGTTAGCATTTACTTTACCTTTATTACGCTTTTGCCAACTTGCCGTTACAGCAGCTTTATTTTTTTCTTTCCATTTAGAATACTGTTCTGAAGTTTCATACTTTTTTCTTTTATCGTAAGCACATGTTTTACATTGTCTGTTACTACGAAAACGAAAATCTATGTGACCGTTTTTACAAGGTTTTCCTGTAAAATACCATTTGTCATCAGTAGCCACTAATTTTGTCATACACTTCCCACTCATCTTCTTCATAATCAGCATTGTAATTAGAAATACTTAACTGATCCACATAACTAAGGGCATCAATCAAGTCATCATGGACACCTGTTGTAGGGAACATGATCATCTGATCCTTAAACTCACTCCAGTCTTCCTCAATGTTGAAGGAGACTCTACCGTGTTCCATACGACCTTGAAGGCTCCAGACAACCCTGTCTGTCTTCTTCTTGTTGCCATGAGTCAAGTCTTGGATGTGTGCGTAGATATTGTTCTTACGCATGAGGTCATTGAGGTAAGGTAGTACAGCGTTTTTAAGAGCACCTCTTTCGATCCCTACGGAGATCGGTTTATAGTCTCTAATAGTCTTCAGAATGTGTACACAGGTCTCTCTGATGTCCCACCGTCCGTGAACAATCTTATGTACCCACCAATTACCATTATCTTCTATCTTGACAATGGCAATAGCAGATTCATCTAGACGCTTCTTAGCAGCACCAGCATTCTTACCTACCTCTTCAAAGCCTGCCAAGTCGATAGCAACTACATACTGACCATACTGAGGCTCTTCAGCAAGCTTGAACCAATCCTCTTTGAACAAGTCAGAACCTGCATTGTCAAAGCTAGATAAGTATTCCTGCTTGAATGCAAATGAACTTAGGGTTCTCTTCGCTGCTTCAATTTCCTTAGGGTCAATAGTCTCGTTATCCTGCGTAGTATAGTGCCAAGCCTTCCACTCTTCGTCTTGACCATCGCTACCCAACTTAAAGGTATCGTAGAACCAATTACGACCGCTAGGAGTAGAGATAAATAAAGCCCTACCCTTCTTATCCGACAGAGAAGCTCGTATAACCTTCTCCCAAATTTCCTGCTTAATGAAGGCACATTCGTCCAACACAACGTAAGTAAGAGACACACCACGAAGGCTGTCAGGGTTATCAGCACCTCTAACAAGAATCTTCCTTCCGTTGACCAAGGTGATCTCTAGGTTGTTAATATGACTAGACTTGATGACAGGCCTACCGAGGTCATGTAACAAGTCCCAGATAATTGTTCTAGCTTGTCCGAGGGTAGGAGCTATGTACATCACAGCAGAGCCTTCAGGACAGTTCAGAGCCTCAATGAGCAATGTAACAGCAGACAATCTGGACTTACCACAACGGCGACCAGCAGCTACTACCTTGAATCGATGAGAGTCTTGGAATACAGTCTGTTGCCACTTGAGCAATGCAAAGTTAAGTTCAGCGGGATTAGACATCTATTACCTCATCGTCAGAGGTAGATACTGTAGGGGTAGACAAACCAGTGATGTTGATACTGATCTGAGGAGTATTACCGCCCTGCTTAGCAGCTTCGAAAGCAGACACAGGGACAATCCTATCTACAATTAGCTTCCACGCTGCAGCTTGATTCTTATGTTCATCGTTAAGAGCAGCATCATAAATAGCTTCTAACACTTTAGCTGACTTAGGTGAATTAAGCATACGTAGCTTATATTCATTGATGATGGCAGCTTCACCCTTAGGACGACCTACAGACCTAGATTCTTTGATCTCAGCTATGTCTGTTTTCTTTGGTCTACCTATCTTATTACCTGTTGGTTTCGTCATACGCAGACTCCTTGGAGTCGAGTACTGTTAATCCTCATTACATTGCGGTTCATGTGCGTCTTTGTCCTCTCTATAGGGGAGACTTTTATGTATAGTACTATAGAGTACTAAGACATTTCGTTAACATTTCATTAAAGGCAGAATCTAGATAAAGTATTAATTTATGTTAGTTGTTAACATTCACTTTTAAGTTCCCCTTTCAGGGAGTACATGATCTAGATTCCTTACTTGTCGCTAAGAAGTGGGGTCAGGCTTCATAGACTTTATCTGAGTTCTGCAAAGTTAATGTGTTAATTTAACTTATAAGTATATTATACCATACTTTGTCTCAGATGTCAAGCTTTTT